ACATAGCTACTTAGCACGTAATGTACCTAAAGCTGCAATGGCTATGGTTAGTGCGCTATACGATCCTACTGAGCTAGGTATTCGTGATAAGATGGCAGCAGCTAAAGAACTACTAGATCGTACTGGTTTAGTTAAAACTGAGAAGATGCAAGTAGAAGCTAAGGGTGGTGTAATGCTTATGCCAGCCAAGCAAACACAGGATAACGATGACTAAACCATTAGGACAATGGAAACTACCACAACCGACAGACTTACAAGAAGATAACGAATGGGTTCCTATTCCACGTGTAGCACGTACCGTACCCTTTGGATATGAAATAGATCCAGATGATAGTGGAATCCTCTTGCCAATTGAACACGAACTTGATATGCTTGTAAAAGCCAAGAAGTACTTAAAGCAGTACTCTTATCGTGAGGTAGCCAACTGGCTGACTAGAAACACTGGCAGAACTATATCTCATGTAGGATTAAAGAAACGGTTAGACAATGAGCGACGAAGAAAAAACAAAGCTGGAAGCCTACGCAGATGGGCAGACTATGCGAAAAAGGCAATCGCCAAAGCGGAAGAGCTTGAAAACAACCGCATCGGGGCGAAAGAGCAAGACAACCAAGAAACAAACGCAGCCTGAACCAGCAAAGATAATAGTAGATGACCTTGCTCCTGTAGAAGAGCAGCATAACATTATCTTTAAACCTAATGCTGGCCCACAGACAAACTTTCTGGCAGCAGGTGAACGTGAGGTTCTATATGGTGGCTCTGCAGGTGGGGGTAAGTCATACGCTATGTTGGCTGACCCGTTACGGTTTATGGGCCATCCAGCCTTCTCAGGATTGCTCCTACGACATACTACAGAAGAACTAAGAGAACTTATCTTTAAGTCACAGGAAATGTATCCTAAGATCTGGCCCGGTATTAAGTGGTCTGAACGTAAGATGCAATGGACTGCACCATCGGGTGCCAGACTGTGGATGTCTTACTTAGATAAAGAAGATGACGTATTACGCTATCAAGGTTTGGCATTTAGTTGGATAGGCTTTGACGAACTAACTCAGTGGCCTACCCCTTTCGCTTGGAATTATATGCGAAGTCGCTTGAGATCTACAGCAAATGACTTGCCTGTATACATGAGAGCTACTACTAACCCCGGAGGTAGAGGCCATCATTGGGTTAAAAAAATGTTTATTGATCCTGCTCCGCATAATAAAGCGTTTGATGCAACAGACATTGAAACAACTGAAGTATTACGTTATCCTGCTGGACACGAGAAAGCTGGTAAACCTTTATTCAAACGTAAGTTTATACCTGCCCGTCTTTCCGATAATCCTTACCTAGCTGCACAAGGTGACTATGAAGCAATGCTTCTGTCTTTACCTGAACAACAACGTAGGCAATTACTAGATGGTGATTGGGATATTAAAGAGGGTGCAGCCTTTACAGAGTTCGACAGAAACATACATGTAGTTGAACCCTTTCGTATACCAAGTAACTGGGTAAAGTTTAGAGCATGTGACTATGGGTATGGAAGTAAGTCGGGAGTAGTTTGGTTTGCAGTATCTCCTAATGAACAATTAATTGTATACAGAGAACTATACGTAGGTAAGGTACTAGCTGCAGACTTAGCAGATATGGTATTAGATTTAGAGGCTGAAGATGGAAATATTAAGTATGGCGTTCTTGATAGTTCTTTATGGCACAAGCGTGGTGATACTGGCCCATCATTGGCTGAACAAATGATTCAACGTGGATGTCGGTGGCGTCCATCTGATAGATCTAAAGGCTCACGTGTAGCTGGTAAGAATGAAATACATAGGCGGCTACAGGTAGATGAATTTACGGAAGAGCCTCGTATGGTGTTTTTTAATAGTTGTACTAATATGGTTGCCCAACTACCAGCCCTACCCATCGACAAAAGAAACCCAGAAGATATTGACACTACCTCCGAAGATCACTTGTACGATGCTTTGCGATATGGTATCATGTCCAGACCAAGGTTTAGTATATTTGACTACGATCCAAACGGAAGACCACAAGGTGGTATGCGAGTAGCAGATGCTACCTTTGGTTATTAACAGCAATGGAAATATAAATGGAAGAAGATACAGAAGGTTTTATTGAAGACGATGCCATTATTCTAGAAGATAGTGATGACTCAACTATTGATGATGCAGACACTTCTAAAATTATTCCTTTTATTATGGAAAAGTATAATCGTGCAGATGATTACCGTCAGCAGGATGAGGATCGTTGGTTACGTGCGTACCGTAACTATCGGGGTTTATATAGCCCAGATGTACAGTTTACTGAAGCAGAAAAGTCTAGAGTATTTATTAAAGTAACTAAAACAAAAACACTAGCTGCTTATGGTCAGATTGTAGATGTACTATTTGCAGGACAAAAGTTTCCGCTTACTGTAGATCCTACAGAGCTACCTGATGGTGTAGTTGCTGATGTAAACTTTGATCCTAAAGAGCCTGAACAGTTACGTGAGTCAGGATTAAATGAACCTGTAAGTCCATATGGCTTTAGGGGAGATGGTAGAGAACTACCTGCAGGTGCTACATCTAAAACTCTTTTAGAAAGTCTAGGACCACTTAAAGATAAACTAGAAGGCATAGATGGTGTACGTGAAGGTGTAGGCAAAACTCCTACAGCAATTACATTTAGCCCAGCAATGGTTGCGGCTAAGATGATGCAAAAGAAAATACACGATCAGTTAGAAGAGTCTAGTGCCAGTAAACATTTGCGTAGTACTGCATTTGAAATGGCATTATTTGGTACGGGTATTATGAAAGGCCCGTTTGCTGTAGATAAAGAGTATCCTAATTGGGGTGACGATGGAGAGTATTCTCCTATGATGAAAACAATACCTCAAGTATCTCACGTATCTGTATGGAATTTTTATCCTGATCCTGATGCTAATAATATGGAAGAAGCTCAGTTTGTTATTGAGCGTCATAAGATGTCACGTACTCAACTGCGTAACCTAAAACGTAGACCACACTTTCGTTCTAACGTAATTGAAGAAGCGGTACAGCTTGGTGAAAATTATAATAAAGAATCGTGGGAAGATGATTTAGCAGACTATGCACCAGAGCATGGTGTAGAGCGTTATGAAGTTCTTGAGTATTGGGGTATGGTAGATACCGATATGTTAGAAGAACAGGGTGTAGACATTCCAGAAGAACTAACAGAGGTAGAAGAGTTGCAAGCCAACGTTTGGATTTGTAATGGTAAACTACTTCGTATGGTACTTAATCCATTTAAACCAGCCAAGATTCCCTACATGGCTGCGCCTTATGAACTTAACCCATATTCATTCTTTGGTGTAGGTATTGCAGAAAATATGGATGATACACAGACATTAATGAATGGCTTTATGAGAATGGCTGTTGACAATGCTGTATTATCTGGTAATCTTTTAATTGAGGTTGATGAAACTAACTTAGTGCCGGGTCAAGACCTATCAGTATATCCCGGCAAAGTATTTAGACGCCAAGGTGGAGCACCGGGGCAAGCTATCTTTGGTACTAAGTTTCCAAATGTTGCTGCAGAAAACTTGCAGTTATTTGATAAAGCAAGGGTACTTGCAGATGAGTCAACTGGCTTTCCATCTTTCGCTCATGGTCAAACAGGGGTCAGTGGCGTGGGTCGTACTGCTTCTGGCATTTCTATGCTTATGGGTGCCGCACAAGGCGGTATAAAGAATGTAATTAAAAACGTAGATGATTACTTACTGCGTCCACTAGGCGAAGGTCTATTTAGATTTAACATGCAGTTTGACTTTGATCCAACAATCAAAGGTGATCTAGAAGTTAAGGCACGTGGTACTGAAAGTCTTATGGCTAATGAAGTACGCAGTCAACGTCTTATGCAGTTTATGCAAATTTCCTCTAGTCCTGCACTTGCACCCTTTGCTAAGTTTCAGTATATTATTCGTGAGATTGCAAAGTCTTTAGAGTTAGATCCAGATAAAGTAACTAACAATATGGATGAAGCGGCTATTCAAGCAGAGCTAATGAAAGGCTTTCAACAAGAGCAGCCAGCACCAGCAGGTGCTAATCCAGCAGATCCAACGGGTGCAGGTGGCGGTACAATAGGTACAGGCCAAGCACCAACCCCTCAAGAACAAGGATTCAGTGGCAATGAACAAGGAGCACCTCAACAAGCTCAAGGGGCTGGTCAGCAACCACCAGCAGTGGGAACAGTTCAGTAATTACTTAGACGAACTGATAGCACAGCAACATCGTTCTATGGAACAATCAGATAACGATAAAGTTATGTATAGGTCACAGGGCGCTATATATCAGTTACGTAGATTAAAATTACTTAGGGATGAAGTACTAAAGCATGACGGATAAAGTAGGCACTAAAACAGGAAAACAAACACAGGCAGGTAGGGATGTATATGTAACTCCTGAAGGTGAGAATGTGTCTGAAAAATCTACTACATTTAAATATAAAGGTAAGTGGATAAATGTACCTAGTATACATGATGGACGTAAATACGATGATGATACGTTAAAACTTATGCTAGACGCTGAAATTATTGAACCTACTAGTTCTCACAAAAATAGAGAAGATGCAGAAAAAGCTGCAAAAGCACGTAGCGATAATTTAAAATTTAACAAAGGTGGAACCCCAATGAAAGATCAAATGGAACTTTTTGAAGATGGCGGTCTTAAAGATGAGGGCGGCATGGTAGATAAAGAATCTGGTAATGAAGTTCCTGTTGGTGGAACACGTAAAGGTGTTCGTGACGATATACCTGCTATGGTAAGTGAAGGTGAGTTTGTATTTCCTGAAGATGTAGTAAGATACATTGGCCTAGATAAACTTATGCAGTTACGACAAAAGGCAAAAGTAGGATTAAAACGTATGGAAGAGATGGGTCAAATGGGAAATAGCGATGAGGCTACCGTACCTGACGATATGCCTATGGATTCACCTGATCTTGTTATTGTAGCTGGTGAAGCGCCTAAAGAGATGGCAGAAGGTGGGGCGGTTGTAGGTGGCGTTGAACAAACTGCTGCACCTCGTAGACTTACACCTGAAGTACAGCAACCTGAAAGAAAACAGGTAAGTTTTAAACAACTTATGGGTAAAAATGCTGTAGAGTTTAAACAGTATCGCAATGCTCAAGGCGCAAGTCTTTTGATTCCTTTTGTGGGCGGTAATCCTATATACCCAATTCCTTCTGGTTATACTTTGTATGACGCAAGCACAGACACTGCCGATCCTACAAGTCCTGAAGGTCAAGCTGATGCTATTGCTACTGAAGTGTCTACAGCTATTAATAAAGCTACTGGTAATGATAGAGATGATGATGGACCTGCACCAGTACCTCAAAGTGCTTTTCAAAAAGCTGGCAGTTGGGATATGGATACATCAGGTAAAGATGGCAAGGCTTTACAGATGTGGATTGATGAGGCTACTAAATACACAAATGGAACATCTACGGTTGTAACAGGTGTAGCCGCTGCATTTGGTTTAGGACCACTAGTAATGTATGGCGTTTCTAGAGACAAAAAAGAAATACTAAAAGATATTGATGCCAAAATTGCACAAGCTAGAAAAACAGATATGGCAGGTCAGGTAGCTGCATTAGAGGCTATTAAAAAAGATTTAACAGAAAAAAATACAGGTATAAGTTCTGCTTTGTCTAGTTTAGCTACTACAGTATCTGATTTATTTAATTTATCAAATGAACAAAAAGAAACAGCAGTTACTACTGCTAGTAAAGTAACTGAACTAGAAGATAGTATAGTTGAACAAGCCCCTGCTCCTGTATCTGAACCTACTGTAACTCAAGAAGGTGGTTTTGGTGCTCCATTAGTAGATGAATTAATTCCTAAACCAAAACCTACAGCTACACCTGCTACTGTATCGGGTCCAGCAGCAGCAGAGGCTCAATTTGGTGCTCCATTAGGAGATCCTTTAGGTGGAACTCCTCCTGCTGTAGATGAGCTAGTATTTACTCCAAGTTTACCTGTACCACCAGTAAGTAGTTACGATGAAGTTAAAGCAGATCCTCGTTTACTAGAATCAGCAGGTGTGCCTTTTCAGTATCCTGCACCTACACCTGTAACTACTCCTGCACCTCAACCTACAACACCTGTAGGTGCTAGTTCTTTTGGTGACGCACTAACTCAACAAGCCCCTAGTTTAATAGCAGAAGATATACAACAAACCGATGCCTACAAACTAAGATATGGTGATACGGATGATCAGATGCAAAGTTTAATGCCACCTGTTGTATCGCCAAGTGCACCAGTAGTAACTGGTTATGATGATGCTCCACTATTTACTACACCTTCTACACCAACACCAGTTAAACCTTCTAGTAAGGTATCTACAGATAGAGGTTACGTACCTACTAATGTAGCTAAACCTGCTATTACTGATGATCCACGAGGACGTGATCAGATACCTACAGTACGACAAGATTATGCTGACTATCGTGAACCAACAGCTAAAGCAGCACCCGCACCTGCACCTTCTTATGCAACTATGGATATGGGTGAAGCAGGTAGAACATCTACTCCTACGGCGTCTACAAAAACATCTGCACCCGATACTTCTATACGCCCTAAATCTAGACCTACCACAAGTACAACTACTAAAACAAACGACACTAATAAAGATAGTAACATTGCTTCATCTGGTCGTACTGAGACACAAGTTCAAGCAGATATTAATAAAGCGTTAAAAGATTCTGGCGGTGAATGGACATCTGAATTAAATGACCTTGTATCAGAACGTGATAGTGCTCGCACTAATGATGGCGGTAATGATAGTGATGATAGTGGGGGTGGATCTACTAGTAGTTACTCTTGTTATGTAGCTACAGCGTTAACTGAAAAAGGCTATTGGACTACAACAAAGAAAATAAAACTTATAAAATGGTGTATGCAAGCTAAACCAGAAAATAAATTAGATACTAAATTATGGAGAAATGGCTACGTTACGTTTGGTAAAAATGTTATTGCTCCACATGTTGATAATAAAATAATTCAATGGTTGTCAAATGGTTTTTATTACGCTACAGTTTACAATAAAAAAAGTTTGCAAGCTATTGTGGGTAAGTTATTTTATTATATTCCTTCGTACACAATCGGTATTTATAAAGCTCTACGAGGAAAACTTGTAGATATTAAAAGGACATAGTAATGTTAAAAAAACCAAAACAACCTCTTTCTGAATTTCAACAGTATAAAAATGATGTAATAATGCGTTTAGCTAATTTAGAAAAAGAAGAAACTAATCATATAAAAAGTTTATATGGATCTCCTGCACTATTAACTATAGGAAAAATTATTGGGCCAGAGCTATCAAAATCTTTAGCTACTGGTATTAATAGTATTGCAGATCCCCGTAAAGCTGTACGCTCTCAAGTTGTAAAAAAACGTGGACTAGCAACACGTTAAATTGCTAGATACGCTGGCTACTCATCCCCCATCCAACATGGCTACGGTGGCCCCAGTAAGGAAAATATAATGGCTAATGATATTATGGCAGAAGAAATGCAAACAGAAAAGAAAGTTGCATTTGCTAATCGTAAATATAATAATGAAGACAAACGTAAAAAAGAAGAAGAAGAGTTAGAACAACTTATTGCAGAACAAAATGGTGAATCTGTAGAAAGTACACAGGAAACAGAACCTGCTAATGCAGAAGAAAGAAGTTTTAAAAAACGTTACGGTGATCTTCGTAGACACATGCAAGATAAAGAAAAGTCTTGGGAAGATAAGTTTAAACAGCTTGAAGGTCAGTTAAAAGAAGTAACACAAAAAGAAATTAAACTGCCTAAGTCGGATGATGACATTGAAGCATGGGCAAATAAATATCCAGACGTAGCGGCTATTGTAGAAACAATCGCAATTAAAAAGGCACGTGAACAGTCTGCAGGTTTAGAAGATCGTGTAAAAGAAATTGATGAGATGAGAGCTACAGCATCTCGTGAAAAAGCAGAAGCTGAATTAATGAAGGCACACCCAGACTTTGGTGAAATTCGTGACAGTGACGAGTTTCATGAATGGGCTGACGAACAACCTAAGTGGGTACAAGATGCGCTGTATGAGAATGACAGTGACGCTCGTTCAGCTAGTCGTGCAATTGATCTGTATAAAGCAGACAAGAACATTAAAACAAAAAAACCTGCAAGCACTAAAGATGCTGCACGTTCTGTAAATAGTCGTAACAATCGTAGTCAACCTGAAGAATATGATTCATCTACAACATTTAAAGAATCACAAGTAGCTAAGATGTCACCTCAACAATACGAAAAAGCATCTGACCAAATTATGGAAGCTATTCGTACAGGTAAATTTGTTTATGATATGTCTGGTTCTGCCAGATAAAGCTATTGACATATAATATATTTATGATATAACTATATGTACAATCGGTAGTATGGCCCTGTTAGGTATTAACTACAGTTACCCGTACTACCAATTAACTAAACTATCCGCAAACAACAATACACGCTTTCGGACAACCTAATGTCTCATGGCCCGTTTTGCTAGAAGGTAGGCCAACTTTCTAATAAACGCACCCTAGTAGAATTAGCCTCTGTATAAGTCATTAGTCGTTTGCATCTGTGATTTAATGCTAGGAGAAATAAAATGGCATTTACATCCGCTGCTGGACATGGCAATTTACCCAATGGTAATTTCTCACCAGTAATTTATAGCAAACAGGTGCAACTTGCTTTCCGCAAAGCATCAATCTGTGAAGCTATTACTAACTCCGATTATTTTGGAGAAATCGCTGCGATGGGAGACTCAGTTAAAATTATCAAAGAACCTGAGATCACTGTTAAAGCGTATGAGCGTGGCACAACTATTACACCACAAGATCTTGACGATGAAGATTTCTCATTGACAATCGACAAAGCCAATTATTTTGCTTTCAAGGTTGACGATATTGAGGAAGCGCACTCCCACGTAAACTTCCAAAGTCTTGCAAGTGATCGTGCTGCGTATCGTTTGTCAGATCAGTTTGACCAAGATGTACTTGGTTACTTAACTGGTTTCAAACAATCAGCTATTCATGGTACACCTGACACAGTTAATACAACTGTAAATGGTACTGTGGCTGTTTCAACTGCAGGTACAGATGAACTGTTGTCTTCAATGAAACTTGACGCAGCAGCCTTCGGTGGTTCTGCTGGTGATGCGCTTGCCCTTCAGCCACGTGCTGGTGGTGCAACTGACACTACTCCTGCTGTTGGTGATACTTTCCCATTAACTGTTATTGCACGTATGTCACGTTTGTTGGATCAACAAAATGTGGATACTCAAGGCCGTTGGTTGGTAGTAGATCCAGTATTTATGGAACTTCTGAAAGACGAAGACTCACGTTTGTTTAACGCCGACTTCGGTGGTTCAGGCTTGGCTAATGGTCAAATCGGAATGAACATTCATGGTTTCCGTGTTTATCAATCAAACAACTTACCATCCGTTGGTACAGGTCCGTCCTTTACAGGTACGAACTCTGCTGTCAACTATGGTATGATTGTTGCTGGTCACGATTCAGCCGTTGCAACTGCAGAGCAGATCAACAAAACTGAAACATACCGTGACCCAGATTCATTCGCTGATATTGTTCGTGGAATGCATCTATATGGTCGCAAGATCCTTCGTCCAGAAGCTCTTGTGAACGCTAAGTATCACTTGGCATAAGGGGAGAACTAGACAATGGCTACTATTACTGCACAACTAGCTCCTGCACATGGAGCTTCTTCACGTGGGCGTCAGCCTTACATGGTAGAGCAAACAATCGACCTAACGGCAAATAGTATTGCACCTGCTGATGTAGTGCAAGCTATCACTGTTCCTGCAAATACTAAAATTATTGCTGCAGGTATTCAAGTGACAGCTTCCGCTACTATGAATACAGGTACAGATGCTACTGCTATCTTGGGTACAGCCGTAGACGATAATGAGTACGTGGCTGCTTTTGATATTGATGGTGCTGCAGATGGGGCGTATGCTCCTTCCGCTGCTGTAGCGGGTGATGTTGTCATTACTTCTGCAGATACACTTGACGTAACACTTGCAGGTTCTGGCGCATCATTTTCTGCAGGTACACTACGTGTATACGCTGTAATGATGGACGTTAGCGCACTAGGCGAAATGTCTGCTGATGAAGTAGGTCGTGACGCACTTGCGTAACTAAAAAATTAAGGGGCTGCTTTCGGGTGGCCCTTTAACTACATAAGGATTTTAAAATGCGTAAGAAAAAAGGATATGCTTTAGGTGGTGTTACTACACCTGAACAAGAAGACAGTAAGTACCGTCCTTCTGCTAATCGTGCACCTCAAGGCATGATGTCATCTAGAGGTACTGCTGCAGCTATGGGTTTGTATGATGGTGGCGTAGTAATTAAAAAGAATTATTCTAATCCCGTAAAAATTGTAGACAATCGTAAAAAGAAAAAATAATGGCTGGTATTAATTTTAGGACAGATAGTGCATTTGCTGCAGTTACAGGTAACTCTGCTAGTACTACTAGTAATCCTAATAATGCTACACTTTTATTTACTTGCCCCGCAAGCCATGAAGCTGAAATAGTTTTTCTTATGGTGGCAAACGAAGATAACTCCACATCTAATATTGGTATTCAAGTATACCACGCAGATAATAATACTTATCATTTTCTTGTAGGTGAAGAAGCTATAGCAGGTAATAATCACACACAGTTTATTGGTGGTGGGCCTTTGTTCTTACATGCAGGTGATAAAGTCTTAGTGTTTAGGCACACTTCTTCACAGAACTTTGATGCTACACTTTCTGCTAGATTATA